AATAACGCCCGCTGCGCGGTTTCTGTTGATCACTGGCGTGACAGCACCCCAGTCAACCGTGGCGCGTGCCACGGGCTGGATCAGGTGGTGCCCGACCCGCTGGCCGTCCTGAAACTTAGCCGACCCCGACAGCTCGGAGTTGTCGAGCTGGAAAATCTCGCGCCAGGGTTCCTCGATGCGGACATCGAACCCGGTGGCGTCGCGGATGGCCAGCTCGATGGCGCGGGCGTTGTTGCGGGCTCGGAAGGCCTCGCGCGGAATTCTCACCCGCAGAGCCGCATCGGTCTCGCCTTGCAGCCGTGGCACGCCGTACAGCGTTGCCCATAGGTCGAGCCACTCGCCGTCGGCGGTGCCAATGACCATCTGCAGCAGCGCCTGGCGCACCTGCTCCTTGGCGCCCAGCACCTCGTCGGCGTAGCCGCTCAGCAGCACCCACAGCAGGGACGTGAAGCCCATGATGTGGTCGCCGTTGGATTGCGCCTCGTCGCCCAAGCCCTCCACCAGTACGACGGCGGACAGGCCCGAGAATTTCGCAGACAGCGACTCGATGGTGAACCCGTCTGCGGTCAACGCAGTGGCCAGCCCGTCAACGGTGTACTGCCGCAGGTCGTGGCTGACGACGAGAGCCCCAGCGGTGGCTGTTAGCACCCGGTCGGCAATCGCCCAGGACGCCCCATCCGCGTGCCGCAGGCGGAACGCCAGCTCAGACGCGGGGGCGACGTCAAACACCGCGGCGTGCGGGTACTTGAGCAGCCGCTGGAGTGCCGTCTGGGTCATAGTGCCGTGACGGTTAGTGTGCCGGCGGCCAGCGCCTCACTGGGGCCGCATACGATGTTGGCATTTGTACTGGGAACGATGGACGCCACACCTGGCGCGGCCAGCATGGCCTCGACAAGCGAGCCCAGATACAGCGTGGCGCCAGGCGGGACGGCTGCAAGCTCTGCAGCCATGATGTCGCCGAGGCGCTGCTCCACGGTGCTGTTGAGCGTGTAGCCGTCGAACATTCCGACCTGAACAGTCAGAGGCACGGCGCGCTCCAGCATCGGCAGCACCTGCATCTCGACGCCGGCAGACCGGTACCCCGGCGTGATGGTGCCAAGCTGGTCGTCGCGGCTTCCGTCAAGCATGGCCTGAGCGGCGACAAGCATCTCGGACGAAGGCTCGCCGCGATTGGTGTAGAGGTAAATCCTCACCAAGCCGGGCTGCTCATCGAGCCCGGCGCGGGTGACGTATTCGAAGACGTTGCCGTCGGCGTCCAGCACCACGGGCTCGCGCGCGGCATAGAGGCACGCATACACGGTGCCGCGCGACAGCGCGCCGACAAACTCGGCAAACCGCGCCTCGCGCTCGGCATCCGTTTCAGGGTCGCGCCCGGTGGTGATGGCTGGGTTGCTGACGGTGTAGCCGCTGCCAAACGCCGACGATACCGTAATGAGCCCGGCGGCGATGTTGCCCACCAGACCCGGCGTGCCATACGACACCGGCACGCGTACAACGGTCTGGCTTGCAGCCCATGTGACGGCGGCGGTTGACGCGTATAGGCGGCCATCCACCGCGGTGAACACCGTGCCAATAGGGATGACCAGCGGCGACACCACGGGAGCCGGGCGGGAGATGCTGACAAACCCGGACGCACGAGCAGCCGGCAGCTTGGTGAAGCCAAACGACTGGAACGTGGCCACCGGGATGGCGTCGCGCAGCCCCAAGAACATCTGGAGGTAAAGCTCTTCGATCTCGACGGCCGGGGCCTCCATGAGCGTGCGCGCCACGGAGCCCGGCTGGAAGTCGGTGATCTTGGTGGTGACGCTGCGCGCGTGGTTGATTTGCGCGGCGACGATGGAAACAAAGTCCTTCAACTGGAATGACACGTGAATCCTTAATTGTTGACCACGAGGTCAACAGCACTACCCTCAATCGCCACCGCGCGAGCGGTGACCTTGACGGCATCAAACTGCACATCGGCGCGCGAGAAATCGACGCTCGCCACCCTGTAATCGGCCTCTAGCGCAGACTGCACATACTGAGCACCAAGCAACCCAGCCACAGGGCCATTCATCGACCCCAAGAGCCGCCAAACACGGCAGCCGTACTCCGGGTGCCGTCTGGCCTGCCCGGTGGGCGTGATGAGCCTGTGCTCAAGCTGCTGGCGCAAGTTGTCCAGCCCGGCGTGCACCATGATATCGCCGGCGCCATCATCCTGGAGCTGCCGTCCAACCATGGCGCAATCGCGCTCGTAGACTTGGCCGCGCTCGGCATCGTCGGTCCACACACCCACAGGCGCCGGAACTTTCAGCCCGGCACCGCTGAGCACAACGCCCGGCGCGACGCGCTGCGGGTCGTCGGTGATGTATGGCCAAACCAGCTTGTTCAACCAAACCAGCTCCACCCAACGGTTTGCGTCGCCCAGCTCTCGCGCTGCAACGGCCTGCAGGTCGTCGCCGCGATGCGACTCGACCAGGCGGTAATTCGGCTCGCTGCGCTCAAACTCGCTCACGTTGCCACCCCCACGCCGCCCGATATGACCGAGGTCAACCGACCGATTTCACCCATGGGGACAGGAGCCAGCACAGGGTCCATGCCGACCAGAGTCGATATGCTGCCACGCGCTGCACTAGTAACCGAGACAGGGCCTTTGTCGGGCGTCATCAGCTCGAAGACGTTGAGGTTGGCATACGGGCTGTATGGGCGGCCGCCAGTCGTGCTGGAGCAATTCGATGCCCCGTAAAGGCCCGTGTACTGCTCGTAGACTTTGCGCGGGCGCAGGCTGTTAGCGAAAATGCACAGGGCCTCGTTGTAGGCTGCGGCGACGTTTGAAATTTTGGAGCGAATGTCGCCGGGCAATCCAGCAATCGAACTCACGACTCGAAACACGTTCAACCCGACACTAGCCAGACTACTGGCCACCGAAATCAAGCGGTTGCCGACGCCGGTCGCCAAGTTGTTTGAGTCACGCAGCACGCTGAGAACCGAGCTCAACACGCCATTGGTCGTGAGCACAAACCCGGCAATTGCCTCGGAAACCCCAGAGAATACGCCGTCAACAGCGCCCAGCGCCTCGTCAACCCAGCTCTTTACGTTGGGCTGGTATGACACCAAGCGGCCGATTGTGCGATCCAGCGCAATAACACCGTTGGCCGGGCTTCCGTAGCCGGGCCCGAGTTTCACGGACGCCGACACCGACGTGCTGACGGCCTGCAATGTGATGTTGTACTGCCAGAGCAGAGGCCGCGACTTGGAGCGACGCAGCACAAACTGAGTCGGCACCACGGACCACGCAAAGTTGTCCAGCGTGTCAATAAAAAGAAGTTTTACGAGCGCAGGGTCGATACCGTAATCAATCGCCGACTGTTTGGCGTCGTGGTAGTCGTGCACCACAAGCTGATTCAGGGCGTCAAACGCCTGAGCGCCGTCCATCCCGGTACCCAGCGCCTGGCGCCAGCCGGTGTGTCCGGAGATCGTAAGCGACGGCATCCCGGCGCCGAAGTTGTCAACCCAGCCTTTGACGTCGCCATGCGCCAGCGTCTGGTGCACGGCAGAGCGCGAAGGCTCGTTGCGGGTCAGGTCTTCGGGTCGAATATTGAGGCTGACCGCGCGCCCAACGGCGCCCACGTTGTCCAACGCGAACGCAATCGGACGAACTCCGGCTCGCTGTTCTGTGGGCGCAGGGCGGTCAATCATCCCGCCATTCTTGCGTCACGACGACAGCAGATCAGCCGACGGGCGGGTCGGTGTTGGCCGGGCCACGCAGGATGCCGCTATGCACGTGCTCCAGGAAGCTGATGCCTTCAATCGTCACGTCGCCATCCACCACGACAGGGCCGGTGATATGGGTGCTCGGCGTATCGAGCGTGACGGACGGAGCCTTGATGGTAAGCGCCTCGGCGAACTCCAGCGCGCCACCCTTGGACACCGTCAAGCTGAGCGCGCCGTCGGGCGTCAGGCTCAAATCGAACGCTCCAGGCACGAACACGCGCACCCCGATATTGCGCCCGGTGTTGCGGTCAAGAGCGAGGTTCTTGTCCACGTTCTTACCGCCCAGGTCTTCGTGCTCCAGGCTTTCGGCAAACCGCACAAAGGCCCCGCTGGGGTGGTGCAGCTCCATGTTGCCGCTGGCATCCACGGTGGAGTAAACGTCGGACGTGTGGCGCGTGAAGGCGCGGTCCTGCTCCTTGAATGTCATCTGCGAAATTTGCGGGAACAGGTAGCCAACCACGACCGGGTTGTTTCTCACAAACCCGACGAGCGCAATCTGGTCCTGCCCATTGCGCTTGGTGATGTCCCACTTGTCCGCACGCGCCGGCACGCTCGGCATATTGACCGAGCCCGAGCGGGCGCTGCCGTTTGGAGTGAGCACCTGCACACCGATCATGCGGGAGCCGTCGTCCATCATGACCAAATCGACGGAGTGATCCTCCGGGTGGACATCCACCACGATACCCTGACGCATACTCATGGCAGCACCCCAAATCGGCTGGATTGCTCAACAAGCCACGGCGAGGACGACTGCCCCTCCATAGCCGTGCGCAACGCAAAACCCTCGCCGCGCTCGAATGTGAGCGTGGTCACGTAGCCTTGGTACGGGATGAACTCCTGGTCCACCTGGACGATGTAGGCGTCCCACACCATGCGCCCGACAACAAAGCGGGCGCAGTCGCCGGCCTTCAGCATTTCCGCGCTACCGGGGCGCATAAGCCCACCCTTGATGCGGGCTGTGCCGCGCTCCAGAACGACGTTGTCCCGGTTCATTTCCATCATGTGGCGGCGACGGCGCTCGATCCACGCCTCCTGCTTGACCGACCGCTCGTCGTGCTCCTTTTCAGGCTGCCCGCTTTGCTGGTTGGTGATTTCGTCCCCGGCCTGCTGCGTCTCGGCATACATGGGCCGCACGCCGTAATACTTCACGGCGGTGTTGGGGTATTCGCGGGTGGAAACAGTTTCGCTGTTTTCAGCGATGGCCGACAGCTTGCGCTGCATGTCATCAATCAGGTCAAAGCGGCTGTTGTTGACCCAGTAGAAGTTAGCCACCGCGGCATCGGTCCGCATCACGGACATGCTCACGATGTGCTCATCCAGCACCAGCACATAAATGGGGTCGGGCGCATCGTCCTGAATTTTGCGGTCGGTGGAGCCTTCCGGCGCCGTGAGGTGCAGAGCCGGGATGGCCCGGTACACGCAGTGCACGCCGTCCTCGCGGTCTTCCACGTACAGCTCGTTCCAGACGCCAACATCGCCGTGCAGGCGCATGATGTCCCAGAGCGAGCCCTGCATGGATTGAAACGACTGGTTCACCGACCCGTGCTTGACCGAGATGCTGTCGCCGGTCTGTATTTTTTTCGGAATGTCCGAAGGCAGCGTGTCTGGCAGAAAGCCAGCCAGGTGCGGGTTGATGATCTTCTCGACCATCTGCCGAATGAACTCCCCAGCCGGCAGGGCCGCGACCACGCTGACGCCAAAGAGCTCCGACAGGTTGAAGCTGGTGAGCAACGCCTTGCCTTCGACATAGGACGGCAGGTGCAGCACCTGGAACGTCTGCCAGATTTTCCCGTAGTCCTGCCCGGTGATGGTCACCTGCCGCTGCGGCGTGCCGTCTTGGCCCATGCTCTGACTGCGGTGCACCTCGGACACGAAGCCGCGCATGACGATGGGGTACTTGCCGCCAAGCGGCGCAGGGCCGACCCCGCTCCACATGCGTATCTCGATCACGTCCATGGGCTCCACGAGGCCGTAGACGCTCTCCAGCGACTGGAAACCGGGAGGCGTGAAGTTCGACACCCAGTCCTTCTGAGCGGCATCCATGAAAGTGATGGACCAGCCACCGGCGGGCTCGCGCACCGACTTGCTCGTCCGCACGGATGAGCCGTCCCCAAGAAATGGGGACAGATCAATATAGGGGTCTTTTCCTTGGTACCGTGTGGATACGCCTGACTTGCCGTCAATCGTCCGGCGGTCAATGGTTTTGAAAAGCCATACCGCGCAGCGCGGGGTTGCATCTTGAAGCGTTGCCATGGCCGTTAGTATCCCATGGAAGGACGCCAGTTCGACTGGACGCGCGTCTGGACCTGCTGCGGTGCGCCCATGGGCCGACCGTTTGCATCCACCACGCGCACGGTAATGTCGTCGGCGCTAATGTTGTAGGACGGGTTCACACCACCGCGACCAGACCCGGCGCCGGATGGCAGCGGCGTCCCCTCCCCGATCTTGGTACCCTCAACGCGGGCCATGATATCGGCGGCATAGGCCTCGGCAGCCGGGCCTGAGCCGTTGTAGGCGCGAACACCAGAGCGCACGCTGCCCGTCCGCTGAATGTTGTTCTTGAGTAGCTTGGCCGCCTCTTCGATTGATCGCTCGGGATTGCGCCAATCATCTGTCAGGCCACGCTCAGCCAGGAAGGCGGAATTGTGCTGCATCAAACCATAGTCCCGGGTGCCGTTGCGGTTGACGCCACCCACCGCGCCAGGGCGCATGTTGGACTCTTTCATGGCCATGGCCTTCAAGAGACGCGGGTCCACGCCGTACTGCTTGCCGTACTTCACGAACAGGTCGTCAAACGTGCCGGGAGCCTCCGCGCCACCGCTTGACGTGTAGCTGCGACCACCGCCGCCGCCCGCGGCTGCAGGAGCACTCCCAAGACGACCCAGTCGAGAGCCTTCGGCTGCCGACTGGTTGATGCTGCCGGTGATTTCTGGGTCGGTGCTTTCCTTGCGCATCTGCTCGATGCGCTTCTCCCGCTCCTTGGTCTCGGCCTCAATCGCCAAGGCTTCTTTTTCCTGCAGATCAAGAATGCGCTTGCGCACGTCCTCAGACTTGCGGGCGTATTCGTCTGTCAGTTCGGTGATGTTCTTTTGCGCGCGCTCAATCTCTTCTGGCGTCATGGAGCCAAAGTTCTTCTTTAGCTCCGCCACGGCCGTGTTGCGCTTCACGCGAATGGACTCGGCCTCGCCAATAGCCCCGAGCCGCTGCGCCTCAAAACTGCCCTTGATGCCAGCCACCTTGTCCCGGGACTCCAGCGCCATGACCTCGGCCATGATTTCCTTGGGCGACTTCTTGCCGCCGCCGGCCATGTACATGATGCCGTGGCGCATCTGGTCCACGATTGGCACCAGCTTGTCGGCCAAGTTGGTCTTGATGTTGTCGAGGCTGTTTTTACTGTCGCGGATATCCGAGCCTTGGGTGCGCTCCTGATCGTACTGAGCGGTGAGCTTGGCCAGCGTTTCGCGCTCCATGGGGGTGCCCAGCGAGCGACGCAGCTCTTCCTTGTCGGCTCCGCTCACATCCTTTCGGCTCAGAAGCGTGTCAGACAAGCCCTTGCGGTCGGCGTCGGACCCATACAACGCCTTGGACAGGTTGCCGATGCCGTTGCCGGACAGTTTGGACAGGTCGCCAAACTTCTGCATCTCCCCGATCTGGTTCGGGTCCACGGACAGGATGCCCATGGCCTGCCGCATGTTGATGCCCAAGTGGTTCGCCGTGGCCTGAGCCAGCATTTTATTGTTCTTGCCGTACTGGCCGCGCATTTGTTCCAGCGACGACTGGAGGAACGTCTTGTCGCCACCGGGTCCGCTGATGCCAAAACGCTTAGCAATGCTGCCTTCACCAAACGCCTCGTCGTTGGTGGCAAACGCACCACCCTCGCGCAGAATCTGGGTCTGGAACGGGTCGAGTCCCATGCGGGCCCCAACCATGGATGTGAAGAACTGCGAGGCCTCGCCCTTGGCGCCACCCGCAGACAGCGATCCATTGATGCGTCCCAGCAGGCTTGCTGCTCCAGCCGGGTCCATGCCCGGGATGCCAGAGCCCACCATGCTGGAAAACATGCCGGCGTAGCCCGCGACGTTGGCCACGCCCATGTTGCTACGGGTCTGAGCGGCGGCGTACCCGCCCAAGGCGTCCATGACTTCCTCGGCCTTGGCAAACGCCCCGGCCTTGCCGATGGTCTCGCCGATCAGCAACGCGAACCGACGGCTCTCTGTCGTGTTGCTGGTGACGCCGAGGCCGCGCATCTGGCCCATCACGCCCACGCCCTGTGACGGGTCGAGGCCGAAGGCGCGAGACATGCCCACACCCACGTCCAACTCGTCGCTGATGGTCTTGTACTGGTCGGTGGTGACGTTCCCCAGCTTGGTGAACTGCGCGGCCAGGCGCCCGGCCTCGTCGTAGGTGATCTTCAGGTTGTCGGCGCTGCCGTGAACCACGGATTTAAGCGCAGCAAACGAAACGTTCACGTCGCCCAGCGTCCGCTTCAGGGTGTCGAGCCCAATGTTGTTGCGCTCGGCCTGGTCGATCTTCTCCATGACGCCGCTGACCAGCTTGCCCACACCCAGCGCCAGCATACCGCCCATAAGGCCCATGAGCCCGGCACCAAAGCCAGCGGACATGCCAGTGCCCAAGGCATTGGCTGCAACGCCGCCAGCGGGGCCAGCAGACCCCAAGCCAGCCTGCGTGACGCGCTGCCACGTCGGCGTGACGTGAGGCGCGCCAGGCGGGCCATGCTGTGGATTGGTGGGCTGTGGATTGGTGGGCTGCTGACCGCCACCAGCGAAGGATGCGCCAGTCGAATACTCAAAGGCCTTGCGCATTTGCCGGGCGCGGGAATTAGGGTCAGCGTAGAGCTTCTCCCAATCCACGTTCAACAGGCTTGCGCCACCCTGCCCCGTCTCTTTCATGCGCTTATTCAAGTCGCCCTGAATTTTGCGCAGCTGCTCGAATTGCCTGACCATCTTGTCAAGGTCAGCCTTGGTCGTGCCGGAAAACGGCGTGAACTGCACCTTGTTCGCCGCTGCGATTTTCTGACCCAGGCTATTGATTTTCTGCTCAATACCCGAGGTGTCGAATTGCGCCTCTACGCCAATACCAATTTTGCTTGTCATAAAGTGCTCACATCTTCCCATTCATCCGGGTTGTTGGCCCCGATCAGCGCAGCCACATCGTCGGGGTTGAAATCGTCGTCTTCCACAGCCTCCAAAGCCTTCGGATCGTCGTGGAACAGGTGCGCGTAGTAGTCCGCAAGCATCTCCTCCGGCGTAGCATCCAAAAAGCGTGGATCAGTCGCCGGCAGGCTGTACTTTTTACGGTACCAAAACTCCACCGTCGTCACCCGATGCCGGGCTATTTCCTTTGCTTCCGCCGTTCTTTGAGCGACGAAAAGAGCGCTCCTGTTCGGCCAGCGCGTTGTGCACCTTGCCCATCAGAGCGTAGGATTCGTCATCCAGCGGGTCCAAATCATCCAAATCGAAGCCAGCCGGGGCGCGCACGGTGAGCACGCGCAACGTGGACATCCAGCCGCCCACGGTTTGCAGCCATGCGGTGGGCTCCACGCCGTCGATGATTCTGGCGAACTCCACCTGAATGGCGATCTCATCGCGCATGGTGCGCTTACCAAACGTGAAAGAGCCAACGCCCTCTACCTTCACAACAAAATCAGTGTCCTGCGCAGTGCGTGCCATATTGAATCCCATTCATGAAAAAAGCCGCCGCTCCACCATTGGAGGGGCGGCCTATTATCGGGCAGGATCAGGCTGCTGTGCCGACAACATCCAAAGCATTGAACTGACCGCTGGCCACAATGATCTGGTGGGCGTTGATGTCGATATCGCCACTGGCGTAGGAGCAGCCAACGTACTTGCGCAACAGCTTGCCGTCGTCCTTGGAATACCACTCCAAGTCGAACACCAGGCCCTGCAGCATGGCGTCGCCGTTTTCGGCGGCGATACCAGCCTCAAGCATGGCGCCTTTGATCAGCACCATCTGGCTGACGCTGATGGAGTGGCGCGCCATGGTGGGCACGTACTCCTGAACGTGAATGTCGCCGATGCCAGAAGCTGGCTCTGGGCTGTAGTCGTCGTTCAGGCGGACGGAGCGGACCATACCGATCTGCTTGCCGTCGAACACGACAACAACTCGGTTGCCGCTGCGGGTTTTGATGTTTTGTTTCATTTAGGTTCTCCTTATGCCGCAGTGGCAGAGCCGCTGAACGGCACAGCAAACACGGTCACCAGCACATAGTTGACGGGGATCACGGGCGAGCATTCGAACTCAACCCGCAGTACATCGCCCTCAAGCGTGGCCTTGATGTTGCGGTAGGCCGGGCTCTCAGTGTTGCCAGCCAACACGCCAGGGCCTTGGGGCTCTTCACGCGCCAGCTCGCGCAGCGTGGACTCAGCGATGCTGATAGCGCGGGACAACACCAGTGGGTTACCCTTGGCGCCGCGCAGCACGTCAAGCGCCTCGCGGACGTTGCGGTTGGTGAAGTCGAGGGCCACACCGCAGGACTGCTCCACGCGGTTGTAGTTTTCGTTCACAAGCCAGGTGCTGATGGACTTAACCACCTTGTAGCCACTGGACGTGTTCTCCAAGCACAGCACGCCGCCGGTGATCAGCACGTCGGTGTCGATGGGGTTGCGGAGGTCGCGCTCCAGACCACGGACAGCAATCGTCTTGTTGGTCAGCGGGGTGCCAGGGTTTACGCCGGCAAACGCCCCAGCGATCAGCGCCGCAGAGATGTAAGCTGGGTACAGCGTCAGCACACCGGCTGCGTTGTAGTTGTAGTGCCCGAGGTGCACCAGGGACGTCCGGTCGCTGTTGAGCGCCTTCGCGGCGGCCACTGCGGCTGCATCGGTGCTGCTCAAGCCCATACCAACAATTGCGCGACGCTCCATACGGGCGACGTTGCTCATGTAGACGGCGTGGGCATCGGCCATCGCGTGGATGGATGCGTCACCAGACACTGGGCAAATCCACTGCGCGTCAACCGTCTGCAGTACCTCGAAGGCGTCTGCCCAGTCGGCCGTAAGGGTCGAGCCATTGGAGCCACCGGACAGGAACGCAAAAGCGGACGCTGCGGGCGGCTTGCCAACGGCGGCCACGCGGGTGGCTCGAACAAAGTCCTGCTGCGCACCGTTGAACCAGTCCACCAACGCCTGAAGGTCTGCCTTCACGGTGTAGGGCGTGGTTTTCACGTTTTGAGTCGTGATGTAGTCCAGACCGTTCAAAGCGATCTTGGAGTAATTGCCGTCGCCAACAGTAGCGGAGAAGCCAGCCACCAAGTTGATGCGGTCCACCACGGCCTGAATGGTCGTGTACAGCGTCATGTCGATGGTCGCCACCGTGGTGCCAGTGGGCGCCTGCAGCACCACGCTGGTACCGTCAATCGTCGCCACGGCTGTGGCCTCGGCACCGGTGTAGACCAGAGAGAAAGCGCTACGGGTCAGGTTGTCGATGGTGTAGTAGGCGTCGTCCTTCTGCACCGTTGGGCGCAGGCCGGTAACGCTACCCGCCTCAATCTTGACCTTGATCTTGTTCTCGTTCACGCCGTAGCCGACAGACGTGAGGTTGATCACGTTGGCGGTTGTGGAGTCCTTCAGGACGCCCGTCGCCTGCACAGCAGGGTTCACGCGAACAGCGACCACCTGGCTGGGGCCGTTGGTTTCACGGCTGGGGTCAAACGCGGCAAGCACAGCGTCCAGCAACTCGCCAGACTCCAGCGTGCGCTGGGCTTCCTGCGGGCTGCCAAAGCGCAGCGCTGTCTTGGGCGCTCCACCGGCGGAAGACCCGACAATTGCAACGACGTTGCCGACGCTGAGGTTTTGATTGCGCATCGCGTCATCGTTGACGACAGACGCGGTGGTTGGTGTGATGAGCAGGCGCCCATTGAAGAATACAGACATGCTGGGCCTCGCTTAAACAGGCTTGTTGAGAAATGCGTCGAACCGAGATTTGAACTCGGACTCGGTGGCGCTCAGGCGTCCACCGGTGCGCTCGTGGTGCTCAAAGGAACCGATCAGCTCTGGACGCTTCACGGTCGCCGACAGGCGAGCACAAAACTCATTCAGATGCTGTGGAAGTTCCGGCGTCGCTGGCTCTGCCGACGCCACAGTGGTGGCTAACTTACTCAATTGGCGCTCCTTAAAATTACTTCGTTGATGACGCTGTTCACTCGACCCGCAACGCGAACCGGGGCAAGGCAGGTGAACGTGCTCATCACCTGGTAGATGTGAGCGGGATACTCGCCGTTGACGGCATCAATGTCCTGCTGCGACAGGCCGCACTGCTGCCACCCCTCGTCAGCGAACACCGGCAGGTTTGCCACGACGATCCGTCGTATGGCCTTGCGAAGCTCCAGCCGCTCGTCGCTGTTCAAGCTCCAGCCGATCAGGGTCACGCTGACGTTTGCCAGCCACCCCTCGGACTCTGACCAATCGCCGCCAATCTCGTCGAACTGGTCGCCGATCATGTCCTCGCCAACAAACCGCTCGCCGGGTTCCTCGTTTTCGAGGTGCACGGTCACGAGTGGCATGGCCAGGTCGCGCTCAAGCGACGGGGATGCGGTGTAAACCTGGATGTAACCAAGCTCGGTGGCGAAGTTGCCGCGTTGGCACTCCACCAGGAGGCCGGACTCAATCCGTTGACGGAGCACCGACAGCACGTCGACGCTCATGTCCTCATAGATAGCATCAGGCGTGCCGCTGGCCGTTGGTCCAGCCGTCCAGACCAAGCCATCGGACGTGTAGAACGGCCGATAGAAGGCCATCACCTGATTTTGCAGGAAGGCAGAGTCAACGATTACACGCTCGTCACCCTCATAGGCCACGACCGCCGATGCGTCGTCGTGGCTGGAAAATGTATTAGACCCCTTGCGAAGCACCTTCCACCGGACGGCACCAGCTGGCGGCTCGATAAAGAGCCGCAGCGCATTGCCGACGTGGAGTGGTTGCACCATGGAGATCACGCCCGAATTTTTACATCACGACCGGGCGTGACAACACAATCAAGACATGAGTGCACTCAGCTACACGATCACGTTCTCCGCCGGTGCCCAGCTCGAACTCGCGGCAGGCATCAATTCTCAGGTGATGCCGCTACTAAACCAGGCTGTGCGCGCTGTGGCGCAACAGACTGCAATCGATTGGCAGAAGGCCGTGCACCAGGCCAAGTTATGGAGCGGGGAAAAGGACGCATACGCCCAGAGCATCAAGTGGCAGATGACGGGCGACTTTAGCGCGATGGTCGAAACCGACTACAAGCACGCCGCCGAGATCGAAACCGGGCGCGGGCCACGCGACCTAAAGCAGATGCTACTGACAAGCCAGAAGGTCAGGCGCACCAAGGATGGGCGCCGGTTTCTGGTCATACCCATGCGCCATAACACCCCGGGTAACACTGCGCACGCAAGCGCAGTGCCAGCCGCTGTACACAACCTCGCATCGGCCATGGCGCCGTCGCGCGTGGTCTCCATGGGGCAACGCCCCAGCGGGGAGGTCACGAACCTGTCCCCGAAATCCGGCATGTCGGCGGCCAGCAAGCAGACACCGTTCCTAAGCAACCCAAAGACAAAACAGGCCTCAATGGTGGCAGCCCGCAAGTACGCATGGGGCGGCAGACTGACGATGGGGGCGCTCAAAGGCGCAGGGATGGACGCGGCGTCAGCGAAACGCTACGCGGGCATGGTTCGCATGGACACCAGCACGCCGGGCGGCGGAAAGTCGTCTCAGCTTATGACGTTCAGAATCATGATGGAGGGCGCAACCGGCAAGTGGGTCATCCCGGCGCAGCCCGGCAAGTTCCTCGCCAGAGGTGTCGCCCAGGCCATGCAGCCCAAGGCCGAGGCGGCGTTTGCGGCCGCCGTGAAAAAGACGATCAGCGGCTGAACAAGTCCCACTTGCGGGCGACTACCTTCTTGGGCAGGCGCATGCCGCTGTGCATGTTCCGATTACTGGGCAGAGCTGCCCACACGAAATATTCAAGATACCGCGTCCCAGTCAGGGAGTAGCTGGTGCCTGCAGGCGGCTCGCCCACGCCGCCGGGCCACGTGGGGCGACCGTCGGTACCGATCACCGGCAAACCGCCCTCCACAACAAGGCGAGTGGTCGGATGCAGCCAGAAACATCGCGTGACGCTGGCCACTGCGAATATCAGGCGCTCCGCAGGCGCACCACGCAGCAGCGGCTGGCTGAACACATCGGTGGCGTTGAGCATGACAACGCGGTCGAACTGGCCGGCGTCCCACAACGGGCTGGACTGGGGAATGCTGAGCACGGTGTCGCCGGACTCCCACTGCCCGGACTGCGCCCACTCCGCCAATGTCTCCTGCCCCGCGATGCCGGTCACCGTCCGCACGGGCTCATCCCACAGGCGGCCCTTGCCGGAGCACAGTATGTGCTTCGGGTCGGCCGCGCCTGATTGTGGGTTGACGCACGCACAGGCATAGGAGCGCCGCCAGTCCACGGACTGTCCGATGTTGGATAGGTGGCGATCAAACGCCGACGAATTGAACCGCATCAGATCACCACCATCCGCACGCCGTGAATGCGCGCCATGAGGCCGCCATTCGATCCAGCCGAGCCGTTGAGAATGGTGTCCACGGCATCGTGGTACTTGCTGGCGTCAACCGACAAGCTCTGCGACAGGCCGTCGGCGCTGATAGAGCCGGACTGAGGCATGAAGCCATCCTCCACGATCTTGACCACTGCCATTTTTTGCACGGCGTCGATCAGGTCCGGGTAGTCGCGGGCGGCGTTAGCCAGGCCGGCAATGTATTCCAGCTCCACGGTGAACGGGAGCTGGCGTCCGCCAGAGAAGTGGCTGAGGAACATGCCGCCCAGCAACGTCTGGTACGCCGTGCCCGTGGGCACGATCTGCACCTGTCCGTACCTGCCGTCGTGACGCACCCAGTCGGGCGGCACCTCCATGATCGTCTGCGCCGGTGACGGGTAGACGAATTTCATGCTGACAATGGATTGAATAGGCTTCTGACGGGTGAGGATCATTCCCCACTTGTCGCCGGTGTAGTTGCCGGGGTCGTAATCGTAGGCTGGGTCGATGTCCCACGGCATACCGGCAGGCAGCGCGGCTATCTGCTCGGGGGTTGGTGTGCGTGGGAAGAATCGGGTCGGCGCCAGCGGAATGCGCAGGGCATGCGCCACATGGGCCTCTGCTGCGAGCAGCTTCTCCCACAGGTACTCGTCGCTCACCTGCAGGTCGGGCATGATCGAGTTAGCCAGCAGCATGAGCCGGTCCGCCCGAATCTTGTCGATGACCACGTCCTGAATGAACAGGGCCGAGCGCACGATTTGACCCAGCGCCACGGATGTGACGGCAAAGCGCTTCACGCCACGGGACCACGCCACCACCAGAAGGGCGTCGCCCGTCGGAATCGCAAGGGTTTCTGCATCGGTCAAATCGACAGACACAGCACCAGGCGCAGTGCCAAGCGTGGCGGCCTTGGATGGCACGTAGACGGTGACGCCATCAACGGAGACGACCGATGCCGTCACGGCGCCTGTGATGGGTACGGCAGCGCCACTGGCCGTGACGATGACAGCCAGCGTGGCTGGCAGGTTCTGTGTGGTCGTGAGCATGATGGCGGCAATCATTGCATCACGACGAAAAAAAGCCGCCCGAAGGCGGCTGGTTCAAAGCGACAACCAGGCTTAGAACGTGGTTTCGTCGTCGGCTGTGCCGTCGGCCTTGGCCGCGGGCTTCACGGCCTTGGCGGGGGCCACGGGCGCCACTGGCTTGACTGGTGTGGCGGGTGGGGTGACGGCCTTCAATGCAGCGGCGGCCTCGTCGGCGGCGCGCTGGGCAGCGGCGGCAATTTCAGCCTTGCGGCGAGCATCAGCAGCGGGGTCTTCCTTGTGCTCCACGTAGCCGGGGATGGATAGGAAGGCCTCGGCCTGCTCAGCGGAGACTTCATCGGACAGCATACCGCCTTCGGCGGGGGTGAACTTTACGCCGTTGATTTCAGCGGCGGCGTTCGGAAGAGTGCAAATTACTTTTGGCATAGAAAACTCCTAAGTTGGATGAAAACAAGCGCCCGGAGGCGCTTGTTTGATTTTACCGATCTACGATCAGCCGTGCGGACGCCATGTGCTAGTTGCGGGAAGAATATTCTTCACGAAACCATGATGTTTCGGCTTGGTCACACGCAGGAAACCGAAGAGGAACTGGAACCACGATTGCACTGGCACGCCACCCACGCCGAAAGGCAATGGAATCTTGGTCATCGGCTGGAACTGGCGCCATCCGATTGCATCAGCCGACTGAGCCAGGTTCAACACTGGCACCTTGCAAGTACCAGGGATGTCGCGGTTCAAATCGGTAAACACGGTCGATGCACCAGTGCGGGGGATGATTTTCACCAAGCGCAGGTCGCTGGTACCGTCGGTACCATTCTGGCGGCCGCGATAGATCGCGTAGCCAGTCTCGGTGCCGGATGCGGACACAGTGATAGTCACGACAGCCTTCTTGCCTGCAGCCACGGCGATCTGGCCGGACTTCAGGATGGTGGACTGACCCTGACCAGCGCCGCCCACGCCGGCGACGGCGTAGTAGTAGTTACCAGCGCGAGGCGCGGTGAACTGGCTGGCTGCGTCGTCGGCTGTGGCGAGAACACCAATTGCGGCAGGCTTGAACGTGTTGTTAGCCGTGGCCAATGCGGGCTGCGACACCTCGAACGGCTTGGACATCACGAAGTCTGCGTGGTGCAGGAACGTGTCGATGTTGGTCTTCAACACGCCTTCGGTCAGGCGAATGCCGGACACGTGAGCGCCGACTGCCATGTTCTGGTTGCCACCATCTGGGCTCCAGCGGAATGCGGGGTCCAGACCCATGTTCAAGTCAGTCTGCACAGCAGTAGGCATGAACACGTCGGTGATGCGGCCCCAAGAACCATAGTCAAACACCGAAGCGTTGATCTTGGCAAAAGGCTCCACGGAATTCAGGGGCAGGCCCTGCATGTCCACGACGTTGGAATCAGGCACATTGCCGGCTTCGATTTCCGCTTCGATCTGGGCAAAGATGCCATCGAACTCGGTTGGGCAAGCCTTGCTGTTTCCGTAGAACAACAGGTACTCAGCGTCGGTCATCAACTGCAGGGCGCCGTTGCGCTCTTCCACAGCGGTGGCTTCCACGATGTTCTTGCCGATGTTCAGCACGTAGCCGACCTGGCGCAAAGTCATCAGGAACTTGACCATGCCAACTTCACGGCTGTACTCGCCCTGAGCTGAGCGAACAACACCCATCTGGGAGTTGGTCGAACCGCCGAGGAATCCACCGATGCCAGTCTGGCGGGTGTACTCGTCAACGATGTTAGTCGCGTTGGTCTGCTGCAAGCGCTTGAACAACACGAAGTGTTCCTGCTCCTGAATGGTGGTCTTCATGGCGGTGTCCAAAGACTGCACGCCCAGAGCGCCACCACCGGTCAGGGTGGAAACGTCGGTCTGGTACGAGCTGGCTTCGAGGGCCTTCTTCAGATCGCCCATGGCGTCCAAAGAGCCGCCCATAGAGGCGCCGAGGGAGGGATTGCTGCCGCCGGGGGCCATGCCCGCAAACTGCTGCATCAAGGTTTGAGCGTCCATTGCTGTGTCCTTAAGAGTAAAAGTTAATGATGCCGCGATCAGGCGAGGGCGATCTTTTGGATCAAGCCCGGCTCAATTGGGTGATTGCCGCGTAAGCTAACGCTCACCACATTGAGTTCTTTGCCGCTGATCTTCCCGGCATCGAAAGCTGCATTAGCCTTGGCGAAAAACTGCTCGGGCGAGATACCCGCGTCAGCATTGGCCTTGGCCATCGTGTCGCCGATGGCGGGCTTCTCGATCATGGTCAGCATGGCTTTGCGGCCGCGACCTTGTGACGAGAGACTGGCCACTTGGGCAGACAACGACTTGATCATGTCGCCTTGCTTGCGCACGACGGTACTAAAAGAGTTCAACGCTTTAGCCAGTACATCATCGGACTGGGTCTGGCGTTCCATTAGGGACTTCACCAGATCGGTGGCATCGACGGCTTCATGGCTTGCGCCAGACTCGTCGGTGAACGCGAAAGATTTGCCAAAGTCTGGTTTGTCGCCAGCGGCTGCAGGGGCAGCGACGCCACCATCAGCGGCAGCTGCTGCAATTGCGGCGTCGTCACCATCCTCGTCGTCTTCATCTTCGACGGGAACAGGTGGCTCAGCGATAGCCTTGGCCATCGTGTCGGTTTCGGTGCTAATGGCACCAAGCTCTTCAAGGAGCGCTTCAAAGTTCTTGCTCATTTAATTCTCCGGTTTTTGGAAAGACCTGATTTTAGATCACCTAGAAAGCGATCCACCCACTCGGCCGACTCATCGAGCGAGAGCACGAAGGCTTCTGCGCTGTAGTGCATCAAGCCATTCGCAGACGTGTCGCTGACCTTGCCGCTTTTGACGGCGGCCGCGAGACGTTCACGAAAGTCGAAATATGACTTCGGGGAGCGCGACCCACCGTCCAAGGACTGAGTGGTCAGAGCGGCTCCGCCGGTTTTTGCTGTGGCATCCGTGGCGTAAGAGGCTTCGAGGGCTTTGGCCATATCGAAGCCGCCCGCGCCCCAGGACTTCGCCAGGACACCGAAAGGGATCGTAGACACACCACCGACGGTTTGATTCACCGGGTGCTGGCTAAGTGCGATGTTTGTCCAACGCACGCCACTGACGACGCCAACGCGGTCGCCGGTATCGGGGTCGATGCGGGTGGACTTGGCTAACACCTTGCCGCCAACGCTGGGGTACCACTTGCGGGGCGGGCTCAGCTTCGTCATGCTGTCCCACACCTCATTTGCGCGCTTGGCTAGTGGCGTGTCGCCGGTAAAGAGTTGAGCCTTCACGAAGGTAGATGCGCCGCTCACACGGACATCAACTGGCGTGCCGATTTCCCAGTGCTCTGGGTTGTCGATGCCGTACATCTTGGCGACGGCTGGCATTGATTTGTGGTCGAGGTCGATGTTACCGAACTTGAGGTAGTGCCCGGCCGACTCTTCAAGAGCCTTTGCCAGAACAATCTCGTTCTGCTGGTCTCGCGCCTCGCGGGAAGCCTCCAGATAGACGAATCGACTCCCGCCTTCCTGAGCAGGCGTGGCTTTCAGCATCATTTCGATACTGAGGTAATCGGGGAGGTCCGCAATCAGCTGCGCTTCGCTGGTCATGAGCGAATTCTTGCGTCACGACTGACGGCGCGGGTGACGACCCGGATTTACTCGCCCAACGCCTGCCGTGCCTTCGCAATAACGGTGCCGAGTTGGCCGCGTTCATTAATTAGGGACAGATAGCGCTCCTGCGACGCATCGGGTGCAGTCTCGACGCCGGGGTGCAGGCGCTCGATGGCGGCATTCACCTCGTCAAGACGGGACGTTGCGCTTTGCAGGATGCGGCGCTCGGCGGCCTCGGTCTTGGCGGCCAGGCTGTGCAGCTCACCCAAGTGAGCCCGGGTGTTCTCGATGTGCTTCTTCATTTGCGCACCTCAGCGAGACACTGCGACCGAAGGTCGGCCCGCTGGATCGAGTAGCACTGGCTAGGCTCCCGGTGGGCTCGCGCCAGACACATAGTGCGGGCGTCGGCGTCCTGGATGTTGTAGCAGGCGCTGGTATTGGCGACTGCGCCGGTTGCGGCGAATGCAAGGATTAGTGCGGCAAGAGTTCTCATGGCGTGAGGTTACCTCAAAACAAACCCTGCTGGTCGGACTGCGCTGCCGCGCGCCGGGCCGCAATGGCACCAGCCACGCCAGTATCGTCAAGCCCATCCAGCGGCGAAGCCATCATATTCTTGAGTCCGTACTTGCGGTCCAGTCGCTCGCGGCTGCGGCGTTCCTCCGGGTGGTCACCCTGCAGGTCGATCAGCTCCACGCCATTCTTCTGCCCCAGGCGGTGAATGCGGGCATTCCGCTGGCTGTGCGTCTTGGCCGTCTGGCTGATATCGTGCTGGATCAGGAACTGGCCCGATTGCAGGTTCATGCCCACGGCACCAGCATCGGACGCAATCAACACGTCGGCTTGCGCCTCACCCTGCTCCGGGTTGAACATTCGGCGCTTGGCGTCTTTTTCCTTGGCGCTGTCGCTGCCTGTGATGACCACTACCTTGCGCCCGGCCTTCTCCATGGCTGCCTTGTACTGGCTGACGGCCTCGCGGTTGCGGGCGAAGATCACGCCCTGCTTGCCCGGCCGCGCCTGCACCATCTCCACGGCGCGCTGCACCTTGGCGTTGTCGGGGTGGGTGTTGATAACGCGGTTCACCGCCGACGACTTGAGCATGCCCACGGCCTTCTGCAGCTTGGCGGCCACGGCCTCGTGCTCCGCCTCGGGAACACCATCAAACGAACCGGGCGAGATGTGGCGCACGGCCTCCACGTCCACCTTGCCAGCGCGCTGCGCCAGGCGAGCGCGGGCCAGGTGCTTGTCGAGCTCACCAAGAGCCTGTTGCTGCCCCTTGGACAGCGGCACGGTCTCCGTGCTGCGGCTGACGGCGACGTCGGGCGTGATGGAGGTCGGGAACACGTAGCGGGCCATTTCCCGCTGCAGCGCCTCCTTGCTGGCGATGGTGTCAGCGCCATAGCGGCGCATGAAGGCCGCCCGGTCGCCGTAGCGGCTGGGGTCCATCTTTTGCAGCATCGAGTGAATCTCGCTGGCGTCGTTCTTTACCGGGTCGCCTGACGAGAGCACGTGGTACGGTGTGTGGTGGCCGACCGCCTCGATGACGTTGGCCAGGCTGGAATTTTCCTTCCCCGCCCGGTTTAGTGTGTCGTGGGACTCGTCCACAAACGAAGCGTCGAAGTTGATACCCTCTTTCCCCATCACGCCAGCCGCCCAATCGCGCCGCTGGTCGGTGCTCATACTCTGCAGCTTCGCCGTCATGGCGCCTTCGTCAATTCCGGCGTGCTTGGCGCCGAGGTGCACCATGTCGTCGCGGAAGGATTGGTGGGTCATGACGCAAATGTGCGTGCCGGCGTCCTTGTAGGCTGCGATGCGCTCGGACTGGCTCGCCCCGGGCTGAATGTGGGTCTTGAACTTGCCGGGTTCCAGCAGGCGCAATGCCTCGCCGGAGAATTGGCCCTGCACGACGGATGGCACCATCATGATCGACCGCTTGACCTTTCCCATGCCAGACAGGTGCGCGTGGGAACCGAGCATCATGTTGGTTTTGCCTGACCCGGCACCGGCGGCCAGCATGGCGCGCTTATTGGCTGCTACCAGCTTGATCGCGCGCTGCTGGGCGGCGTACTTGCCCGACATGGATACGCCCCATAGCTTCGTGGGCTGGCCGGGTTTGAAATTCTCGCCAACGTGGCCCACCATGGCCGCAATCTGCCGCTCGGCGGCGTGCCCCAAGGTGTGGCGCTCGTCAGCCCCCAGCGGCACGGGAGCGCCGTCCTGACCGGGTCCAGTGGACTCCGGTGCGTCCTCGGACGAAAAGAACCCCATCTGCGCCTGCTCAAACGCGGCCTGCTCCTGCTTGGCGGCGTCAATCTTGTCGGCAACTGAGCCGCTGGAATACTTGCCACCCACCCGGTTGCGCAGCCGGTCCACCAGCTCTTTGTCCTTTGCCAGCCGAGCCTCGCGGGCGGCTGGGTCAACGGCGTCCAAGTGGTTGAGGTTGTTTCGGATGGTGCGCTTGCCCAGCTTCATGGGCGCGTCCGGGTTGAGCTTGTTGTGGGCGTCGATAAACGAGCTGGCCATCTTCGAGCGAATAACGTCCTGCACGGCTTCGTAGGCACGCTCGTTGCCGCCCATTGTCTTGAGGTACTTGGACCACGTGAGGCTGCTGGCGTTGAGCTTGGCAGCCATGCCGTCGCGGTGCGTTTTCCAGTCCTGCCAATCAGGGTTGGGCACAGTGTCCCCGAACATATCGGTAGACTCTTTCTCGGGCTCGCCGGCGATGTGTTCCTCCAGCTCCTTGCGCATGGCACCAGCGGCGGCGTCCTCACGGGCGATGTGGCGGTAAAAATGCTCGCGCAGGGCAGATTGGTCCTTGTTGGTCAGCTCGCCGATTTGCTTGTAGGCGGCGGTGCCCTCTGGGGTTTCCGCCAGCGCACGGTGGAGCGCGTCCACAGAGTGCTGGTCAATCTGGAATTTCTGCCGGTTGAGCGTGGTGCGCTCGCCTCCCAAGGCGGCCACGTGGCTGTCGGCGTATTTATCGAAGGTGTCAGCCAGCGCCTCAGCGCGCTGCTGCTTGCCGTCCGCGCCCTTGAGTGGGGCCACGGCGTCCAGCGCAGCGCGGTATTCCTCCGTGCGCCCTGCCCCGACCTTTTGGAAGAAGTCGGCGGATTGAACGTCGGACAGGATGTCGGCTGGAGCGTCGCCGTCTGCGGCCCGCGCCCCAATATAGGTCTTCAGGCTGGCCTGCAGGTCTTCACCAGGCTGGAACGGCTGCGCCATGCGCTCGGCCACGCCAGACTTCACGTCCATGACCATGTCGGGCCGATTGGCGACGCCCATGGGTAGCCAGCCGTCCTCGTCGTGGTCGCCGCGCATGATTGCCAGATTGCGCCGCACTTGGGCAATGTCCTCGCGCGCAACGGGCTTGGCAAGGCGCGCCATGCCAGCAGGCGTGACGGTGAGGAATGTGTCGCCACCGACTTTCTCCAGCTCGTAGTCGCCGGGCTGGAGCCCAATCGCCCGAACCTGCGTGATCGCAGCCTCGGGCGACGTGTTGCCAAGGGATACCTGAAAGTCGCCGGAACCCGGGCCTTTCATGGCAACCACCAGTGCGGCGTTCGCCTCCATCTCGCCCAATGCCTGCCCCAAGATGCGCTGAGCATCCCCGACGGCAGCGCGGCGGCGCGAATTCAGCTCTTGGGCCACCGCTAGGTCGGCGCCTGTTTTGGCCTCGTCCGAGAGGTCGATGGCGGCCGCGGCGTCGGTCAGCTCCCGCGCTTGCTTCAGCGCCTTGGTGCTGGTGGCCATGTAGTGGTTGACGTGCCAGTCCTGGATGCCCTCGGCGACGTGCTGAACCTCGTCAGGATTGAGGTCGGAGTGCAGGCGGCGCGCCAGCACCTGAGCGGCGCCAGCCACACCCAGCACGTCCACCACGGAGCGATCCACGAGGGCGTCACCACCCACGGCCATAGCCAGTGCGTTGATGCTGTTGTACGCCCCAACGCCCATGTGCCCACCCAAGGTCTCGTTTGGCTGAGCCCCTGCGATTTTGCCAACTTCGGACAGAAAAGCGCGGGTCTGAGCGGTGCGTAGGTCGTTCTTGAGGTCTTCCTGCACCGAAGCGTCCACGTCGTCCGTAGTCTCCAGCACGAATGCCTTGGGCTCCACGGGTGACTTGTCCACGTCGGCGTTGGCCTCTCGGGCGGCCTTTTCGATGAGTGCGAGCTTCTTGCCCTCCTTCACCAGATCGAGGGCGTCCTTGGCGGAAATCAGGCTGGCGTCAGCCTTTGGTGCAGCGGGCTCCTTGATGCCAGCCAGCTCCTGTTTGATTAGTTTGGCGGCGTCGCCTTTTGCCAGTGCCTTCTGGCGCTGCTCGGGCGTCATGCCGCCCGTTTTCACTTCGGCCGCTTCGGCTTCGAGATTCTCCTGCGACAGCCCGGCAGCCTCGGCACGACCTTTGTAGTCGGCTTGGAACCCCAGCCCAGCACCAACCGGACGAACAGGGTCAAGGTCGGCGGCAGACACCTCATCAGGCGAATCGGAGAACAGCGGAACCTCGCCAACGCCGGCCTCTTCACGCGCGGCGGGGCTTATCACCAGCATTTGACGGCTCTGCTGGATTACCTCCTTGGCCTTGCTGAGCAGGTCGCGGTGGAATTTTGACCGCACCTTGTCGCGCGCTGATTCGGATAAATGCTCGTAGTCGGCCTCGGGGAACTCCATGTCCTCGGGAGCCCAGCCTGCCTTTTTGGCGACGGCGCTGATAACCGACTGCTCGGCCTTCTTGCGCTGCTCTGCAATGTCCTTGCGGACCTGCTCCTTGGCACCATGGATGCCGGCGGCTTTGTCAGCGGCGGTTTGTTCTTTGCGTGCAACACGCTTATCGGCGGCCTTTTTCCCGGCTTCAGCCTTGTAATCAGAGTGCGATTTAACGCCTCGCAGCTTGAGGTAGTTCAAGCTGCCGCCAGCGCCACCAATGACGCGAGCAGAGCCATCCGGGTGCGGCTGGATGAGCACGGCCTGACCCTTCGACCCGGGGCCGTTTGGATGGACTGTGATCCAGTGGGCGTCAGCCGGAATTGCGTCGGCCTTGATGAGAAGTCGTGGGATTTGCCGCATCGTCAGAGGATACGGTCACGACACCATGATTCTTTTGGATGAGAGACTTCGCCGAAATTGTGTGTTCTTACGCGGCGCCACAACAAAAACAGGGGGCAAGGGTGGGGAATGACAAACGCGCTCGCATTGAGCGCGCAAAGACGTTTGCAAAATCGGACGAGGGAATAAATGCAAGTCTGTCGGAGATGGCCGACTGCGCCTGCATGAGCCGCTTTCACTTCGCCCGAGTCTTCCGCGACGTTACGGGCAAGACTCCCATGGAGTACGTGCTGGAACAAAAAATGGAGTGCGCCAAGCGAAAGCTGGCTGCCGGGCGTTGCAGCCTCGCAAACGTGGCGGCGTCGTGCGGATTTTCAGACCAGTCCCACATGACGCGGGTGTTTCGGCGCGACCAAGGGGAAACCCCGGCGCAATTCAAGCGCCGCCAAGAATAGCCCGCAGCTCATCCGCAAAAGCCGGGTCGTCGCCTGGGGCGTCCTCAATCACGGGTACCCAGCGACCACGGCAATGCGGGTGAGCAAGTCCGGCTGGGATTTGCCACATCTCGTCTGGCTCGCGGTCCACCAGCACGTCACCGACGCGCTTCTTGGGGGATGCGGACCGGCCGACGTTGTTCTTTCCCGGCCAGATCATGGTGTCGGGGTTTTTGTCCGGGTGATCGGCGGCGACAACCGTGACCACGCGACCATCGATGCTGCGGCAGAAGGCGCACGCGCCCTCGTACCGCTCGACGCGCTGCACCTTGGTGCCGGGCTTCAGGTTGGCGATGTAGCCCTGCAACTGGGCCTCGCCGGCCTCGGTGACAGCGATGCGGCGCCAGTCTCGATTAAGGGCGCCGAACTCGTCCAGCAGTTTGGTCTGCAGGCTGCTGGTGCCGGGCGGCAGGTTGCCCAGCGCCCGCTGCTCCAGATCGGCGACCACCACGGCGCGCAGGCGGTGGCGGGTGTTGTCGGACAGGGCCTGAACGTGCTCAGCGGCACGCGCGCGCGCGAACGTGAGCACGGCCTGTGTGGCGGCAGACAGCGCAGTGGCTTGCGCCGCAGCTGACGGCAACACAGCCAGGATGGCGTCGGCCTGCTTCGCTGTGGGCGTCTTGCCTTCGAGGTTTGCCTGCACCTTGCCCATCATCGTGGCCTTGGTGGCGAGCCAGTCGGCCTCGGCCACGAGCTCGCCAGCGGGCAGGTGCCGCTGCACGACGTACTCGATGGCGATCATGTGGTCGTCCAACGTCCACACGGCGGGCGGCAGGCTTTCGAGGTACAGGCGCGCCAAGGACAGCTCCGCCTCGTTCCAGCGAGCGAGTGTGCCGGGCGGCGTTGGCTGGATGGATGCAGTGGGAATGTGGTTGGCGCCAGACTGCCACGCCAGCAGCTGCTGGTGCACGGCGTCCAGACGGGCGAGGCCGCGCTCGGTAAACAGCTCGATCAGGCGGCGCACCAATGGTGAATCGTGGGGCTTCCAAATTCCTTCAGACCCGTGGTCGTGGCCGTCGGAAAGCGCCTTGTAGAGCCCCTCCAACATATCGTTGGTGGCGCGGATCGGTACATGCAAGAGATCAAGGAATAAGCCCATTCGGGCAGTGTCGCGTCACGACAAAAAAAACCCGGCGCGAGGCCGGGTTAAAGGCTCCGGCCCAGGGAGGAAAGGCCGGCCACTTGCGTGGTGGTTGATGGTTGATACTCATGCCTTCCTTCGGAGCTGCTGCAGCAGCGATCCAGCCGACTTTTCTCGACCATCACATAGCCTCACCGGACATCGCATTCCGGGCTTCGCGCTGCTGGGTTCGACCCATAAGGCTATGTGAGGGTGCCGTCTCTCCGGCTGTCAAGTACGTTTTGCTGGCCTGCGCCCTACTTTGACGCACTGTGTGTTCAACTTTCCCGGCCAGCCCGGTACAAACCAGCGTTTCGCTTTGCTGGAGCGTGATAGTCCTTGTACTTCGCACCATCAAGTGTGACGACTAAGATCGCCGGACTACTCGCGCACCGGCTACGCTATTCGATCAGTCATCACGCTTGATGGCTCCGGGCCCCGCCCCCGGAAGGTTGTCGCGGCTTTCACGCGCATCAGCCGGGAAACCCCAGCCTGCCGGTTACGCTATCCGGCACCATGGCAAGCAACTGAATTGCTTGCTGGTCGGCAAAGCAAACTATACAACAAATTTACTGCGTTGTTACATCAACCAAGAAAAAATGGTGGCGTGCTACTAACACGCCACCATTCTCACCCACCATTCG